TAATAAGGAAAATTAATCATGGGTAAAGAAACCGAGTGGCACTTGTCAAAGAACGTGCCTATTACTTTTATTTTAGCAATTATAGCCCAATCCGTTGGGGTTGTATGGTTTGTATCAGGGCTAGAGGCAAATGTTAATACAAACGTGCGTGACATTGCCCGTCATGAGATACGTATTGCAGAGATCGAAAAGACACAACAAGCAATGGCTGTCCTTAATGCTCGTATAGATGAGAATATTAAGGCTATTAGAGAAATGATGGAAACCTCCCGCAGTAATGCTACAGGGAGATAATCATCGTGGACCCTATCAGCTGTGTTACTCTTGCGGCTGGTGCTTTTAAGACTATTAAATCTGCTATTGCAGCAGGTAGAGACTTACAGGACATGACCAGCCAACTTTCTACTTGGGGTAAGGCGTTTAGTGATTTTTCTAATATAGAAGAAAGAACTAAAAACCCTCCTTGGTGGCAAAAGACTTTTAAAGGCAGTGATGAAGAAACTGCCCTTGAAATATTTGCACATAAGAAGAAGATGGAATCCATGCGTGAAGAGATCAAAGGCCACATATCGTGGAACTATGGCCCTAAAGCATGGGAAGAAGTATTACAGATAGAGGCGTCTATGCGTAAGAGACGTAAAGAAGAACTTTACAAGAAACAAGAAAGATTAGATAACTTAATTAACTGGACCATAGGTCTTCTAGTGTTTGGCATTGGAATTGCCATGCTATTTGGTATTGCATGGTTTGTTGGTAACTACCAAGGGAGATGGTAACATGGAAAACTTAAAATTACCTATAGCCCTTGTTATGGCTATGGCAGCACAACTTGCCGCTGGTGTTTGGTGGGTATCTCAACAAGCCGCTACTATATCTAGCCTAGAAGAAACAGTTAGTCAACTAGGCTCTCGCATGGCTATTGAGGACAACGTTAATCTTAGGCGTGATGTTCAAGATAATGCGATGGAAATAGAGTATCTCCACGAGGAGATTGATGAGTTGTGGGAAGAAGAAGATACCTTGGCTAATGCTATAGGTATGCTTAGTAAACTACAACAGCGCTTAGCAATATTAGAGAATGAATTAAAATATATTACTCGTGACCACGACAATGTATTGGATATGAAGAATCATTAGATAATGAAATATGTCAAAAAGAAAGACAAATACATTTTTTATGACAATAACAATAAAATAATAATTGTAACCAGAAACCGATCTATAGGAGAAAAACTATGCCAAAAGGAAAAGGTACTTACGGAACTAAAGTAGGACGCCCACCTAAGAAGCCCAAGGGTAAATAATATGGGGCGAGCTAATCCAAAGATCTGGGCAGCGGCTAAAAAGGCTGCTGTTGCGAAGATGGGCGGTCATTCCGCTAGAGCCATGCAGTTAGCCGCTAAGATTTACAAAGACCGTGGTGGTAAGTATACTGGTGGAAAGACTGCAGCACAAAAGTCTATGACTAAGTGGACTAAACAGAAGTGGCGCACTAAAAGCGGTAAGAACTCCGTTATCGGTGATAAAGCTACTGGTGAAAGGTATTTGCCTACCAAGGCTATTAACCGTATGTCTAAGAGTCGTTATGCCTCTAGCACAGCTAAAAAGCGTAAAGACACTAAGGCAGGTAAGCAATATTCCTCTCAACCTAAAAAGAGGAAATAACTATGTGGCTACTAGTTTGGTTTCAGCTGATAAATAATAATGTGACTCACTATGAGCTAGGACAATTTATCTCTCAAGAAGACTGTGTTAAGGCAGAAGAAGAGGCTAGAGTGCTAATTACTCATAGCAATACTACTCTTTATTGCTTTGAAATAACCATGCAGGAAGGATAAGTTATGAGTATAAAAAAGATAGAACAAGCAGACAGACAAAAACAAATGAACAAAGCATTTAAGTATGGTTCTAAAGAGGGTGAGAATAACAACCCCTATAAAGCTTTAAAACCCGCTATGGAGGCTTATAAAAAGAGTTATAAGAAATAATGTCAGATATTAGTTTACATGAAAAACAGTCAGAAGTTATTAGAGATTTATTTATAGATGATGCCTGTAGGTATGCAGTAGTAAATGCTAGCCGGGGCTTTGGTAAGTCTTATCTAGCAGCTACAGCAGCTATTATTGCTGTACAGGAACTTATGCAGCTAGGGGATAACGTACCAAATAAGAACGTTGCACTAATTGCGCCTACTTACTCTCAGGCAGTAGATATCTATTATCCTCTGATTGCATGGCAACTAGGCATGGAAGATTATGCAGATAAGTCTTCTAAGGCAGCAGGAACCTTTTGGTTTCCAGGCAATGTCCAGTTAAAGCTATGGTCTTATGAGGCTTCACAACGTATGCGGGGTACTGGTCAGTACTTTGTAGTAGCCGATGAGGTTACTTCTTGGAAAGGCGCTGGTATGAACCTCAAGGAATCTTGGGAGTCTATTATCCAACCCTGTGTGGCTACTCGTTGGTCGCCTAAGAACGCTAAGAAGTTTAATGCTAATGCAGGTAAGGCACTAATTATTAGTACCCCTAGAGGGTATGATTACTTTTATGAGATGTATAACAGACAAGATTCTGATGATAGCTGGAAGAGCTATACCTACACTTACAAAGACTCCCCCTTCCTTGATGAGGATGAGATACAACGAGTTAAGCTAACACTAGACCCTTTAAAGTTTGCTAGAGAATACACAGCAAGTTTTGAAGACTCCGGTAATAATGTTTTCTATACGTTTGATCGGAAAGAACACATAAGCAAAGACATACCTTACTTTGAGACAGGAGAGGATGTTCATGTTGCTATTGACTTTAACGTTGGCATTATGGCTTCTGTTATCTTTGCTATTCGGGGCAGTCAGATACATATTCTAGATGAGATGCAAGGACACCCTGACACAGAGACTTTAGCCTCAGCCTTAACAGAACGCTTTAAAGGCCATAAGATCATTTCTTACCCTGACCCTAGTGGTCGTGCTAGGAAGTCTTCTGCGGCAGTAGGTACTACAGACTTTAGTATTTTGCAAGGTAATGGGATAGCTACACGAGCACATAACAAGGCACCGCCTATTATTGACTCTGTTGCTGCTGTTAATAAGAAGTTTAAGAATGCTAATGGGGATGTTGATATGTATATCCACCCTAAGTGTGTTAACACAATTAAGTCTTTAGAGCGCACTCAATGGGTTGAAAGTAATCCTGATAGTGCTACAATCGATAAAAAAGAAGGCGTAGAACACTGGACAGATGGTCTCCGTTATGCGGTAGAATATTTGTACCCTATTCGTGCTGGTTCAAAAGTAACAACAAGAGGCTTTGGCTTCTAGACTACAAACAACAACACTTATCACCCATCTGAGGATCGGTAGAGAGGAACTAAAATGCCACGCTCAAAAATTACTTCTAAGTCGCAAGACTTAATTACTGATGACGGTAGTATTATCGCATCCATTGTTCATGGTGAACAGACTCGTATTAACATTACAGCCTCTTGGTTAACTAACCTTGCAGGATACACTATCACGGCTAAGGTCGTAGAAGGTGACAACGTACAAGACTCTGGGCTTATTCCCGAAACTGCTCGTGAAACCCCTGTTGTTACTACTCTCCCTATCCTTGATACAACCCCTACAGATAATATTTTTGATATTGTTATCCCACAAGACCTTGTAAACACTTGGAATACTTTCCCAGCCCCTGACAAGCCTATTTATGGTTTTATTGATCTAGAGATTGCTGATACAGGTGTAGGAAATAACCAACAGATTTGGAAACCTATGCGTGGCTTGATTGAAGTTCGCTATAGCCCAACGGAGATCTCATAATGTCTGCTTATAACTTAACAGTTTCTCCGGCCTCCGTATCTGTTAGTCTTTCTAGAACTGGTGGACAAGGTACTAAGGGTGACTCTATCACTAGCGCTTACATTGATGGAAGTGGTGACTTTCACGTTGTTATTAGCAATGCTGCTAACGAGGTAGTCTCTGACACTAACCTTGGTGGTTCTACTATTATTGCACAGGCAACTACTGCGGCAGCTACTGCTACTGCTGCTCTGGCCTCTACAGAACAAGCCTTAGATGAGTTTGATGATCGCTGGCTTGGTGTTAAAGCTACAGCCCCTACGGTTGACAACGATGGCGATGCTATTGTTAATGGTGCTATTTATTTTGACTCAACCACTAGTCAGTTAGGCGTATGGAATGGTTCTTCTTTTGAATACCCTGTAGCAGAAGCTTCAACCTTTGCTACTAATGCTCAGACTTCGGCAACTAACGCTTATAATTCTGCTATTGCTGCTGCTACTAGTGAGACAGCCGCTGAGACAGCTGAAACTAACGCTGCAGGTTCTGCTCTAGACGCTTTTAACTACTCTCAGACTGCAGGAACAAATGTAACAGAATCAGCACAGTATGCGGCTAACTCTTTAGCCTCTGCTACGAACTCTGCTAACAGTGCAGCTGCTGCTGCCATTAGCGCTGACGAAGCAAGTCACTCTGCGGATCAAGCAGCTTTATCAGCTAGTAGTGCTGTAACCTCTGCTGATACCGCTACTGCTCAGGCAACTCTAGCTAACACAAAAGCCGCTGCTGCTCTTAACAGTGCAATTGCTGCTGCTACCTCTGAAACTGCTGCGGAACTTGCTGAGACTAACGCCGCTGGTTCTGCCTTAGACGCCTTTAACTATGCTTCTACAGGCTCTGCCTCTGCAACTAACTCTCAAGCTTCTGCTGAACAGTCAGCCTTAAGCGCTGCAGCTGCTGCTGCTAGTGCCACAACCGCTAATACAAAAGCAACACAGGCATCCACTTCTGCTACTAATGCAGCTGCCTCAGAAGTAAACACTGCTGCTGACGCTGTAGCTACCGCTGCAGACCGTACTGCTGTTGCCTCTGATTTGCTTTCTGTACAGAACATCTTTGATTCTTTTGATGATCGGTATTTAGGTGCTAAAGCCACAGACCCTACCGTTGATAATGACGGTAATGCTTTACTCTCAGGATCTCTATACTGGGATACAACCAATAGCACCTTAAAGTTTTATAATGGTGCAACCTGGGAAGCCCCTAGTGCTTCTGCCGCTACCTCTGCTACTAATGCAGCCACTTCAGAAACCAATGCAGCTACTTCAGAGACCAATGCTGCTACCTCTGCGGCTAGTGCCTTAGCGTCCCAGAGCGCTGCTTCTACAAGCGAAACTAATGCCGCTACCTCGGAGACTAACGCAGCTGCCTCTGAGGCCTCTGCGACTGCCTCTGCGAGTGCTGCAAGTACTTCTGAGACCAATGCA